CCTGAGCCCCCTTATAGTCTTCATCTAACACCGCTCTAATTCTACCTGCTTTTGCTGGGTCATTAGAGTCTACACAAACACCAAAAAATAAAACTTTAGCCATTACCGTTTAATCTGTTTTGATACTCACTATACAATTTTTTATAGTCCTTTTCTATAGCGTCTATCTGGTGGGTTATTTCGATAACCTTTTCTTTATCACTTTCAAATCTTTCTTTTAAAAAACTTAACGCCTCAAACAGCTCCACATTGGATGCGGTCTTAGGTCCCTCTATAATTTTTTTTAAATTCATGACTATAACATTATACCAACACCCTCTCCTGTTTCTGTAACACCAGGACCACTAGAAGTGCTTACGCTCGCTGGAAAAGTAGATATTTGTACCTTTCCATTTTTATTCCTTTCTTCCTCCACACCCTTAATTAGGCTATAAGCCATTTTTACATTAACGTTAGGCGAACCATCAGGCATAGGTTCTGTATTTATTCCCGATTTAGAAAAGTTTTTCATAACATTTTGTAAAGCTCTAACATCACTAAAACCTGACCTTGATTCTGCAGCGGCGACTAGGTTTTTCGGTATGTTAATCGGTGGGACTGGTGGTAGTGTTATATAACCTAATAATGTGTCTAAAATGCTGCGACAGTCTGACATATCATCTAAACCCTCACTTATCGATAATAAGGTCTCAACCAAAGAATTTATTATAGCAGATTGTTTCACATCATTTTCCTTTAGAATTTGTTGTACGATATAGGAAACCTGTTGTATTATAAATTTTTTCACTTCCTCCCAAACATATTCTAAGATTAATTCACCTATTCTTTTTAGTATTTTATATATTATCCTAAAAAATTTCTTCACCAAATCCATAATATCTAAACTTGCCACAAAAGTTCCCACAGCTTGTAAGGCAATTGAAAGACCCAATAAAACCTTAGGGGTTAAAATTAAACTTATTAGGGTTACTGGTAATTTTTTAATTACATTAAAGTCGAAGTCTGCTTTTAAATTAGGTAACTCAAAACCTAGACCTAACGACTTATCTACACTCATACCGTTTATAGCGTTTTCTATGGCGGTATTTATCATTACACCTTGAGTTGTTGGGTTTGTTTCCCCTAACAGTGATGTAATAGCATCATTCATTTCATCTATATTAATTTCACCTTCTATATCACCACAAGTAACAAATTTAACCAATCCGTTTAGTTGGAGATTAACCTCCTCGTTTAAATCTCTTAACTCTTGGTCACCGAAGTCAAAAAACTTATCTAAATCTTCATAATCACCATCTTCTGATAAATGACCCACCCCAGAAGTATTAATTTTATTGCCTAATGACCCATCACCCTCATCACCACAGACATTCAATAATTTATTCATTAACGCTCCAAACTCACCTTTTAATTCCGCTTCGGGACCACTTAAATCTGATTGTACAGTTAAAAACCCGGACAGTGCATCTAATAAATTAGCTAGAAAGTTATGTGGCTCAAAGATTTTTATAGAATCATAATAATCTCTTAAAAAAGTTGTTATTTTTCTATCGTTGTCAGTGGTTGTAGTATTATCATTAAAAGTGTCATCTAACCCAACAGGTTTAATTAAATAATTTTCAGTCCCATCAAATTCTATCGTGAATAACCTTTGTCCCGATACACCAAAATAGTCCTGGTCAGCGGAAGGATTTTCTAACCTTTCATATAGTTCTTTATTTGTCGCATAGGGAAAAGATTGAAGTACTGGGTCATCTTTTTCGTAAGTGGCTTTACCCACTTTAGTAGTAGGTGCATTTTGTAGTAATTTGAATGGGTCTACACTTCTAACTGGAATAGTCATCATGTTTGCGTCTGTTACGACAACATTCCCCACAGTAGAATCAGCAGAAGGAATGACGAAGTCTAGATTACAATTTATAAATTGTATTAATTCCTCGAATATAATTTCTTTACACTCCTCACCTATCTTACCACCAATCTCAGAACCAATTTTTTTACGTACCTTTTTTACAGACTCGTTACCACCAAGGTTCTGCAATAAATCCATAAAATATTGTAACATATTACCTTCACCTTCTTCTGCATTGGTCTCCGCAGAATCTAATGAGGACATTAAGCTATCTAACTTTGTATCTTTATCCAGGGATTCTATCGCGTCCTTAGTGTTCGTCAGGTTTTGAATTCCCTCTAACCCCTTTTTCTTACTGTCATTTATATCTTCCGCCATTACATTTTATATTCTGTTGACGTATCACTATCGTCTTTATCTTTATTTAGTAATGTATTAAGGGTTTCACGGTCCTCTATAGAAAAACTGTTAGTCTCGTTATTACCGTTTAAATCTTTTTGGACTAAAGCACTTTGGATTTTGGCTAACTGTATTTTCTTCTCCAATGAGGAGTCTATAACCTTTTGTTGTTCTTTAATTACGGGACCTAATTGTTGTAAATCGTCAGCATTCTGCATAAAACTTAACATCTTATTTTGAATGCGAATAGCGGTGGTTCTCTGTTCAACACACTCGTTATACACTTCTTGTAATAAAGCGAGTAAACTGTCTTGGTCTAACTTTATTTCCTTTTTTTTAGGTCTAGGCATAGTCAATTTATTTATTGCATAAATACCACAACAATAAAAATCTTAGTCTTTATGACCGTCCACTACTCCTTTATATATGATTTTAAATTTCTTTAAAGAACTTCGAATTTCTTTTGTGGATAAATTAGTCATCTCCCTTAGGTTTAGTAGGACTAAGTTTTTATTGAATTTATTTCCATCTCCATGGATAAAAATTTCATCATAGTTAGTAAACACTTCTATAAGTGCAGAACCTACCTTAACTTCATTTTCATTAAGAGGAGTGGTGGACATAAACTCCTCTATTTCATCTACCAAATCTATAAAAAATCTTGTAGTGTCCGGTTCTTCATCACTATTCATGTAATATATTTGGTCCGGCCTCTCTTCTATAGACTTAGAAATATCATCATATGACACATTTCTATTCTGTAGTTTTTGGTCTTTTATGATTTGACCCATTAAGTAATTTTTACAAATAGTGCCGAAGTAAGAATAAGCTTTTTTACCTTTTGACGGTTGGAACTTTTCAGCTTTGGTTATTAGGAAGGATAGGACATCCGCGTGGATGTCTCTAAACTCCTGATTTTTACGATATAATTTATACCTCCTAATGATACTATCTATCATTTTATTTAAAGGTTTGTACAGATAAGCGGTATAAATTTCATTTCTTTCGGTTAGGGTAGTCGCGGTTAAGAACATTCTTACCGCATGTTCCTGTTCCTCCCCGAAGTACATGTTACTTTTAGACTTTGGTCTTGGCATTACCTATACAGTTTCAGGACTGTATTTTATTTCTCTATCTGTAGTGAAAAAATACTCTTTCTTAGCCGTCTCAATCCAAAAGTTAGCCTCAGTAGAATCAATTAAGTCCCCCTCTTTATATTTATAATTCCAGAATAGGGAGTCTGGACGCATATTTGTGTGTTTATACCCAACTTTAGGGATAGTGAATACTTTTAAGTCATTATACGTCCCTCTCAGTAAGAATTCATATACAAAAGTTAGTCGTACACTACCTTTAAATCCACCAACCTCAGTAAACTTTTCTTTATTAATGACCATTCCACTTGTTTGGAAATTAGGGTATCTTAATAAACATTCGTTGTCTAAGTAACCCATTTTATCACTGAAGTTCATTGCCCATACAGCTTCATTTGTAAAGTTAATGAATTCTCCCTCAGCTGTTACATCAACAACAAGAGGTAGGAAAACGTCAACATCTTCATAATGTGAAGAATACTTTTCCACATTCTTAAACCAGATAGTAGCGTACTCATCGTCATGTTCCAATACGGAGAACCACTTAGTATTAACTTTCCCGACACCGAAATTTATTTGACCCATAAAGGAAGTGTCCCCTACGTTTTCAATAACCTCAACGTCCAATCCGTTAAAATCAAAACTGTCTAGATAGTTTTTAAGTTTTATGTCATTACTTCTAACGACTATAAGTTTAGGTTTCTCATCGACAGTCTGAGTGGTGATG